AACCGCCGAAACGGTAGAAGCCGCCCAGTCAGTAACCGCAAACGTAAATGCTGCGGTCGGTGGTTGGACAACTAAGCCACGCTTAGAGTTCACCGCCGCAAAGTATCTAGAAAACACAATCCGTGCTTCAATGGGTGACGAAAATGCCCGTCAGTACGTTGCAGCCGCTGACGACACAACAGACAACGCTGGACTTGTTCCAACACGTCAGTTGACTGAAGTTATCAACGGACTTGCAAACTCAACACGTTCAGCAATTGACGCGATTTCTCGCGGTGTATTGCCTGACGCTGGAATGTCATTTGAAATTCCAAAAATCACAACAATGCCAACAGTTGCTGAAACTGCCGAAGCAGGCACACCTTCAGAAACTGATCAGGCTTCAAGTTTCCTATCAGTAACAGTCAAAAAGTACGCAGGGCAACAAACATTCTCAGTCGAATTGCTTGACCGTACTTCACCGTTGTTTTTCAATGAGTTGTTGACAAATATGTCAGCTGCTTACGCAAAGGCAACAGACCTTGCCGTTTATACTGCACTTGCTTCAGGTGCAACCGCAGACGCAACAACATTGACAACATACCCAACTGCTTCAGAATTGCTTGGTTTTGTTTCGCGCGGTGCTGCTTCAGTTTATTCAAACACACAGGGATTTGCTCGCAACATTCTTGCAAACACATCACAATGGGCAAACCTTATGACATTGAACGATTCAGGTCGTCCAATTTACATGGCAAGCAATCCTTCAAATTCTGGTGGCGTTGTACGTCCTGACAGTATTCGTGGGAACGTCGCAGGTCTTGATTTATTTGTGACGGCCAACGTACCGTCAGCAAATGACACAGACAAAGACGATTCAATGCTAATCATCAACCCAACTGCATACACATGGTATGAATCACCAACGTATCGCCTACGCGCTGACGTTATTGCTTCAGGTCAGGTTTCAGTTTCAGTTTATGGATACGGCGCAATTGCAACCAAGATTGGTGCAGGCGCGTTCGGTATTAACAAGACCTGATAACAACTAACTAATCATGCGGCGGGTTCTCCCGATCTCGCCGCAGCAGTCGAAAGGAAACGGACATGCCAGTCATTGTCACTGCAAGTCAATTGCGCACGGTGCTTGGCGTGTCCGTTTCACTTTATTCAGACAGTTACCTTGACGAAATTATCAACACCGCTGAAGCGGTTATTTTGCCAATGCTGGTTGCAAACACTTCAGCGATTAACGCATACAAACTCGAATCAAACGTTGCTTATTTCTACACCCAGCGTGAACATCATTTTGTGACTGGTCAATCCGTCATTGTGACTGGACTACCAGCACCCTTTACCGCAACCCACGTCGTTGTTGATTCTTACGATTACTATTTCACCGCAGCATTGACGGCAAGCAACGTCACATTGCGCGACATAATCCCAACAGGCACGGCGACACTTTCAGGCTATTCCGCAGCTGATATTTACGCCACAAGCGCGCCAATTGAATCAGCCGTTCTTGCAGTTAGCGTTGAAGTGTTCCAATCACGCGTTGCAGCAGGCGGTCAGATTGAAGGCGTAGATTTTGCCAGCACGCCGTATCGCATGGGTAGAAGTTTGACCAACAGGGTGTCCACATTGCTTATGCCATTTTTAGACGTCGAAACGGTTGTGCAGTAATGCCAGCCAATGCCGTCGCCGATACCCGCGCAGCCTTAGCCACTGCCTTTTCCGCACTTTCGGCAACTTGTTATGCATCAGTGCCTGAAGCACCAATTCCACCAGCAATAGTCATTGTGCCCGATTCGCCTTACATGGAAGTTGTGTTGATTGGCAAGGCTTCAACCAAAGTCAAAATCAACTTTGCAATCACTGCCATTGTTGCTTCAAATAGCAACGCTGGTTCACTAGACAATCTGGAAAAACTCATCATAGGAATTCTTGCGGCTATGCCCGCAGGATACGTTGTTGGCGTTGTTGAAAAGCCGACAGTGTTGGAAGTAGGACAATCTCCAATGCTGGTTGCTGACATAAACGTTTCGACGTACTACACACAAACTACTTAAAAGGAGATAACGTGCCAACAACGATCATCACGGGTCGCGATTTAGTGTTGACGATCGCGACCGTTAACTACGACGCGCAGGCGACCAGCGTGGTTCTAAGCAATGCACCAACAGTCACGACTTACCAAACACTTGACGGCAAGGCTTACAAGCACATTGACGACCAGTGGACTTTGGACGTCGAAATGCTTGCAGACTGGGGCGCGGCTTCATCACTTTGCGAAGCACTTTGGACTGCATGGGAAAGCGCACCAAATACCACTTTGGCGGTTTCATTAACTGCTGCAACTGGTGCGGTATTTACTTGCAACGTCATGCCAGTCGTTCCGTCAATCGGCGGGGCAGCACCTGACGCACAGACAGTTTCACTATCATTCGTGGTAGTAGGAAATCCAAGCGAAACATTCAGTTAAAAACTACTAATCGGGAGACAAAATGAAACTACCAATAACAATTGAATTCAACAACGGTGAGCAAGCAACATTTGTTGCCGCGCCACCTGAATGGGTTCGTTGGGAAAAACACACAGGCAACACCATTGCACAAGCGCAAGAAAAAATGGGAATATCTGATCTTGTATTTCTTGCCTACTATGCAATGAAGCGTGAAGCAGCTGGTAAGCCAGTCAAGCCAATTGAGGCTTGGACTGAAACCATTGCGGACGTGGTTGTCGGTGAAGCAAACCCAAAAGTTATCCAGTCGGAAGTCTCAGCAGAATAGTTTGGGAGGTAGCCTTGGCAACAGGGCTACCACCAAGCGAATTTGAATCAGCCGAAGACATTCTGACCGTGATTGAGATAATGGAAAGGCGCGGCAATGGCAGATGATGCAATTACCTACGACAAAGCCGAATTGCGTTCCATAACCCGCGCTTTCAAGGCAATGGACGACGAAGCCATTTCACAAGCCAAAGAATCTTCCAGCGCACTTGCCGATTTTGTGCGTGGCAAAATAGTGACCGCAGCCAATAACGTCACACGCAATCGCTTGGACAACAAAGTTGCTGAGGGTTCACGGGTTTCCAAGTCGTCAAAAATTGGTGAAATTTCATTTGGTTTTGCTGGTCAAAAATTAAGCGGTGGTGGTACGACGCAACAACTATGGGGCGGTTCAGAATTTGGGTCAAATCGTTACAAGCAATTTCCAGTGTGGTCAGGTCGTGAAGGTCGTGGGTCGCGCGGTTGGTTTATCTATCCAACGCTACGATCAGCCCAACCCGAAATTATTCAGAAATGGGAACAGGCGTTTGACAAGATAGTAAGGAAGTACGACTAATGGCTGGTTCACGTACCCTCAAATTATCCATTCTCGCTGAGACAAAAGATTTGGTTGCTGGGTTAAACACGGCAAGCAAGGAAACACAAACATTTGGCGACAAGGCAACAGAATTTGGCAAAAAGGCTGCATTGGCGTTTGCCGTGGCAGGCGCAGCCGCACTGGCATTTGGTGCGGACGCAGTAAAGGCAGCCGCTGAAGACGCAGCAGCCCAGGAAAAATTAGCCGAAACAATTAAGGCAACGACTGGTGCAACCGCTTTGCAAATTAAAGGCGTTGAGGAATACATCACCAAAACGTCAATTGCGGTGGGTGTTACCGACGACGAATTGCGACCAGCCTTCAGTCGTTTAGTCAGAAGCACCAAAGACACCGAAGAAGCACAACGCCTGCTTAATCTTGCACTTGATTTAAGTGTGGCCGTTGGAAAACCCGTTGAAACGGTGGCAAACGCATTAGGTAAGGCCTACGACGGAAACACCGTTGCACTTGGAAAACTAGGTTTAGGACTTGACGCGAATTTATTAAAGTCCAAAGATAATGAAGCAATTATTAAATCGTTGGAAACAACCTACGGCAGATTTGCTGAGGGCGCAGCTGAAACGGCAGCGGTCAAGTTTGAACGCATTAAAATTGCTACTGACGAAGCCAAAGAATCTATTGGCGCGGCATTGTTGCCAGCCATTGAACAATTAGCCGATTTTGTTTTGGTCACAGTTGTGCCAAATCTTGAATCGTTTATCAACGGACTTACAGGTCAAGGCAGTTTGACTGAAGCAAGTGAAAATGCAACTGAAGGTGCTTTCCAATTTGGTGAGCAAGTTAAAAAGGTAATCAAAACAATAATCAGTTTGAAAGATGAATTGACAGTTGTCGGGGCAATTATTGCAGCAGTTTTTGTTACGACAAAAATAGCGGCAGGCGTCCAAGCCACCATTGTGCTTATAAAATCTTTAATTGCTGCCTATAACTTGTTAAAAGCGTCAGCATTGGTTGCTGGTATTGCTCAAGCATTTGCACTCAATCCGTTGCTTGGCGTTGGTGCGGTTGCACTTGCTGCTGCCGTTTTGGCTGGTGCAAATGCTTTGATTGGATCTAATGAAAAAATTCCTGAGTTTGCCGTAGGTGGCGCACCAGGGGCAATTAGTGGCGGCGGTGGTGGGGTCACAAGCCGTGGCGGGGGCACTACCGCAGCAGCGGGTGGTGGCGTCACAAGCGGTGGTGGTGCGACATTTAAAGCAACATCAGGCGTTGCGGCGGCCGTGGCAAGTGCGGCAATGGCTGGTGGTGGATTTACTGATTCACAAAATGCAGCACGATTGGCAGCTGCTGGTGGTGGTGGGTTCACCGATTCCCAAAACGCTGCCCGTATTAACATTACGGTCAATGGAGCAATTGACAAAGAGGGCACTGCCCGCACAATTGTTGAAACCTTAAACAATTCCTACTACCGCGGCACTGGTGGTGCAACCGCGCTTGTGGCAATCTAATGACGCAATGGAATCCCATTTGGCTGGTTGAGATTGACGGCGTCGAATACACCGACGCAATCTTGGCAAACCTAACAATCCGCAGCGGTCGGACAAATATCTATGAGCAGGCGCAGGCAGGCTACGTTAACATTCAATTGCTGGATTTGGCGCAAACCATAATCCCAGTCAATATCAATTCAACAATAGGTGTTTCAGTCAAGGACACCACAGGCGTATTTGTGGCAATCTTTGGTGGCAACGTGGTTGATATTGCGTTGGAAGTGCGTGACGTGGGTTCAACGGCCTTTACTCAAACCTATTCAATCACCGCACTTGGTGCGCTTGCCCGTTTGCCAAAGACATTGACTGAAGGCGTGCTTTCCAAAGATTTTGACGGCAATCAAATTGCGACCATTTTGAATCAAGTTTTGTTCGGTTCATGGGCTGAAGTGGCTGGTGCAGTTACTTGGGCAACTTATGACCCAACAACCACTTGGGCAAATGCTGAAAACAACGGGCTTGGCGAGATAGACACCCCAGGAAACTACGAATTGGCAGCACGTTCCAGTTCAACAATTGACGTTTATTCTTTGGTTTCGGCACTAGCAACTTCAGGCTTGGGCTATATCTATGAAGACGCACTTGGGCGAATTGGTTACGCAGATTCGACCCACCGCACGACATACCTTGCGACCAATGGCTACGTTGACCTTGACGCCAATCAAGCGCGTGGGTCAGGGCTTAGGATTGAAACCCGTGCGGGTGACGTTCGCAATTACGTAACAATAAAATACAACGCAACCAGTTCTGCTGAAAAAACGGCATTTGACACAACTTCAATTGGTCAATACGGCACACTTGCCCAAATCATTTCAACAACCTTACACAAGGCAGCTGACGCCGAAAGCCAAGCAGAATTCTATTTGTCACTAAGAAAACAACCGCAGCCAATCTTCAGCGAAATCACGTTTGACCTGACCAATCCTGAATTGGACAATTCCGACCGCGACAACCTTATTGGCGTTTTTATGGGCGAAGCCGTGGCACTCAACAACTTGCCTTTAAACATGAGTTCAGGCGCGTTTCAGGGTTTTGTTGAAGGTTGGTCGTTTCAGGCTTCCTACAATCAACTTTCCGTCACCTTGCTACTTTCACCACTTGCCTACTCATTGCAGGCAATGGCTTGGGACGACGTGCCAGTGACTGAAATTTGGTCAAGCGTGTCGCCAATCTTAGAATGGCAATATGCGACAATTGTCGCCTAAGGAAAGGAAACTCAAATTACAAATCCCACAAGCAACTATGGTTTTGTTCTCCCAACGGCGAGCGATTTAGTCACGGACTTGCCCGCAGATTTTGAAGTGGCATTGCAAGGCGTTGACACACGTTTGAAGGCATTGCAACCTGGAACAACACTTGGAGACATTGCTTATTCATCAGCAACGGCGAACACAAGCACGCGCCTTCCAATTGGCACAACTGGTCAAGTTTTAGCAGTTTCAGGCGGTGTGCCAGCGTGG